CGCATCAAGGCAGAAGAGCAGGTTGAAGCAGAGTTGTTCCAGCAGTATGGAACTGATCCGGAAAGCATGGTATCTGCGCTGCAACGCGAGGCCATGGTGGCTCTTAAAACCGTTGAGTACTACCAAGAAGCCAAACAGTTGCAAACGCAGCTTATGGGCCCGCAGGACGATCCGTTGGTCAAGGTCAAGGAAAAGGAAATTCAGGCAAACGCTGCCGCCGATCAGGCCAAAGATCAAAACGAGAAGGCTCGTATTCAGATCGAACAGCAAAAAGCTCAGGCAGATATTCAGCTTGATCAAGCTAAATTAATGCTGGATTCTCAAAAATTACGCCAACAAGGAGCTAAAGATGTCAGCCAAGCAGCCCAAAATGCCCAAAATGCCAGACTCCAAGCGCTTGCTAGGTCCCAAAAAACAGGTAACCCCGGCAGCAGAACCTAAAAAAACATACGTTTATCGTAAAGATGCGTTCAAAAAGGTATTGATTACGTAAAATATAAGTGCATAATATGCACGTAGCCTTCAGACAAGGGCAAATTTGTCTGCTTCATCGGAGCGATCCATGCTTGAATTTACTGAGAAACTGCAGGTGGCAATTAGATCATTACGTCGTCAGACGGAAGAACTTATTGTTGGTGGCAGCGTTAAGGATATGGAGCATTACCGCTTTTTAATGGGGCGGCTTGAAGGCTATAAGTTTGTTGAGTTGGAAATACAACACATACTCAACAAAAACAAAGATGACCTTTAAGGAGTTTTAATGTCCGAAATGACTGCGCTGGAGAAAAAATGGGCCGAAGAAGCCGAGGCCCATGTACCTGTTTTGGACGATGCTTATGACAAAGAGGGCAGCCTTGATGTTCAAAAGATCGAACAAAGCGTCATGGATAGAATGCCAGCCCCCACGGGGTGGCGCATTTTAATCCTGCCCTATCGAGGGGCTGAAAAATCCAAAGGTGGTATTGTAATCGCAGAACAAACCCGCTCGCGTGAGCAAGTGGCGACGGTTTGCGGCTATGTGCTGTCTGTGGGTCCACTTGCCTATGCTGATGAAGGGAAATTCCCAACTGGCGCGTGGTGCAAGAAAGGGGATTGGATTGTCTTTGGCCGTTATGCTGGCGCTCGTTTGCCAATTGACGGCGGAGAAATCCGAATCATTAATGACGATGAGGTACTGGCAACCATCCAGAGCCCAGAAGACATTCTTCATATGTGAGGTAAATTATGTCAACTGCACTAGATAATGACCAATTAGAGTTTGATTTAGGGGAAGGGGAAAAAGCAACTACAGTTGCTTTGGAATCTTCTGAAGAAACCAAAGAAACTCCGGTTTTAGAAGAGGCTAAGCCGGAAGTCAAAGTTCAGCAAGAAGAGCATGCTGACGAATTAAATACTGTTAACGAGGCAGTACAGAAGCGGATTGCAAAGCTAACTGCAAAAATGCGGGAAGCAGAGCGACGTGAACAAGCGGCTTTGGAATATGCCAAAGGCATTCAGAATCAAGCCAATGATCTACAACAGCGATTAGTAAACACGGATTATCACCGTTTAAGCGAAGCTAAAGTTCGATTAGAAACTCAGCAGACGCAACTTCGTCAAATTATTCAAAAAGCCCGTGAAGAAGGGGACATTACGACGGAAATTGAAGCGCAGGAACGGTTGACTGGTTTGTTGCATGAAAAAGGTCAGGTTTCTCAGTGGCTTCAGCAGCAGGATAATGCTAGAAAGTCGCCGCAGGAGCAGCCCGCAATTCCTCAGCCAACTGCTCAGCCTCCAGCAGCTCAGCAGGCTCAGGCAAAACCCGATCCCCGGGCCGAAGAATGGGCTTCACGAAATGAATGGTTTGGTCAAAATAGGGTCATGACCTATGCTGCTTGGGGAATTCATCAGGATTTAATTGAAAATGAAGGTGTTGACCCCGCTTCAGATGAATACTATACTGAGCTAGATCGAAGGATTAGGGAACAATTCCCTAAAAACTTTGCTGGTGATAATATATCGCCTCAAAATACCAGACAACAGCGTTCCGCGCCTGCTGTTGCACCTGCTTCCCGGAGTTCCGGAATTAATAGTGCGCGCCGAACTGTCCGGCTATCACCGAGTCAGGTTGCTATTGCTAAAAAGCTGGGTGTACCTCTCGAAGAGTATGCCAAATATGTTAAGGAGTAAGTCATGAGCGAAAAAGTTACTATCGACCGAGCCAGCCGTTCCGCCGAAAGCCGGGACAAAGATGTTCGTCGCAAGCCGTGGCGTCCGCCTTCACGTTTGGATGCACCTCCTGCCCCTGAAGGATTCAAATATCGTTGGATTCGTGCAGAAGTCAACGGTAATTTGGACAATCAGAACGTGTACAGCAAATTGCGTGAGGGATACGAACTTGTTCGTCCCGAAAACATCCCAGAAGAATATCGTGGGCTTCTGCCTACGATGGACGATGGCAAACATGCCGGAGTTGTTTCTGTGGGTGGCCTTTTGCTGGCAAAGATTCCGCTTGAAACTGTGGAAGAGCGTAATACCTACTTCCGCCAAAAGGCACAGGAACAGCTACAGGCAGTGGACAACGAGATGATGCGTGAAAACGCTCACTCTTCAATGCGACTTCAAGCTCCTGAGCGAAGCTCGCGCACTACTTTCCGTCAACCGTAAGGTTGATACCCTCTATCTTTTAGGAGATTCAAATGGCAAACGTAAATAAGCCCTTTGGTCTGCGTCCGTCAGGTAATCTTTCTGCTACCGGTGCTCAAAAGCAATACGGTTATCAGATTGCTGACAACCAGGCTGGGGCAATTTTCCAGGGTGACCTGGTTGTCGTCTATGACGGCTACATCATTAAGTACGACGCATCCACCCACGCTGCCCCAACGGGCGTGTTTAATGGCTGCCAGTACAACGATCCTACTCGTGCTAACAAGCCGACATGGAAAAACTACTATCCCGGCTCTATTAACGTCGAGGTAGGTCAGATCGACTGCGAAGTGATTGATGACCCCAGCCAGACGTTCTTGGTGCAGGCCGATGGCAGTGTTGTTCAAGCCAATATTGGCAAAAATGCCGATCCGACTGCTTCTACCACTGGTAGCACAGTTAATGGTATTTCTGCTGGTTCATTGTCTTCCGCATCGATTGCCAAAACTGCGGCATTGACCTTCAAAATCCTTGGCCTCTACCAAGCGCCCGGTAATGATCTGGGCAATTACGCAGTGGTCGTTGTCAAACTTAATCAACACCAATACGGCAGTGTTGGCGTTGCTTCTGATGGAGCATAATCATGGCAATTACCCGTTCACAACTTGTTAAAGAACTGGAACCGGGCCTGAACGCGCTGTTCGGTCTGGAATATAAGCGTTACGAAAACGAACACGAAGAAATCTTCTCTGTGGAGACTTCTGACCGTGCGTTTGAAGAAGAGGTCATGCTGACTGGCTTCAGTACCGCTCCAGTAAAAACTGAAGGTGCTGGTGTGGCATACGACAACGCTGTTGAATCGTATACCGCTCGCTATACGCACGAAACCATTGCAATGGCATTCGCGCTGACTGAAGAGGCCGTGGAGGACAACCTCTATGACCGTCTGTCTGCTCGTTATACCAAAGCCCTGGCTCGTTCTATGGCCAACACCAAGCAGGTCAAAGGCGCTTCTGTGCTGAACAATGCTTTTACCGGCGGCGCTTATGCTGGCGGCGACGGCGTTGCTCTGTGCTCTACCGCTCACCCGACCGCTATGGGCCCTGACTTCGCTAACCGCCCCACTGTCGCTGCTGACTTGAACGAGACTTCTCTTGAACAAGGCATTATCGACATTGCTGCGTTTATCGACGAGCGTGGCCTGAAGGTCGCTCTGACCGCACGCAAAATGGTTGTTCCTAAAGAACTGCAGTTCACTGCAGAGCGTCTGATGAAGAGCACTTTGCGTACCGCAACGGCTGACAACGACATCAACGCAATCAAGTCTATGGGCCTGATTCCTGAAGGTTACGCTGTCAACCACTACTTGACCGATACTGATGCTTGGTTCCTGATTACCGATGCACCTAACGGTCTGAAAATGTTCCAGCGTTCACCGATCAAGACCGCTTTTGAAGGCGATTTTGATACCGGTAACGTACGGTACAAGGCCCGTGAGCGTTACAGCTTTGGCTGGAGCGATCCTCGCGGTATCTATGGTTCTCCTGGCGCTTAATTGCGGTAAGAAAAACCATAAAAAGGGGCCTTGTGCCCCTTTTATTTTTAGTGTATAAATGGCACATACCACACAAAAAAGAGTTGTGTATGCCATACAAAATAAACACTTGCGGTATTTATAAGATCGTAAATACTGCGACAGGGCAGTGCTACGTTGGGCAATCGCAACGAGTAGAAAAACGAATTAAAGAGCACTTTCGTCTACTTCGATGGAATAAGCACACAAATCCGCATCTACAGAATGCCTACAACAAGTATGGCAGAGACGCTTTTTATGGTGCTTTAGAGGTAGTCTGTACAGATTTGAACGAATTAGACCGGCTTGAGGATGCTTTTTTGCGGGGGGACGCATGGTTTGAGGAGCCTACAATGTACAACATAGCTGATTTTGCTAAAGCGCCCATGCGTAATAAAACACATAGCCCAGAGGTTAGAGAAAAAATCCGATTTGGACGAAGAGCCACCACATTTGATTACAAAAGCGCGGAATATAGAAAAACACTGTCTGACGCACAAATGGCACGCTATCACGCAGACCCAAAATTTGTTGCTAACCTGAAATTTATTTTAGATAATGATCACATGTCTTATGCTGAACGAGCAAGGCAGTTAGGAAAAGACATAAGTTCAACCCGTCGGCTTGCATTAAAATACCGACATTTAAAAGGAGTTTTATAATGGCTCAGACGCGATTTACAGGCCCCGTTGTTTCTGATAATGGTTTTGTTGGTGACGTTGCTGGCAACGTTGTTGCCGAAACCTTGACCACTACTTCTGATGTAATCATGCTCGATCTGCCAACAGCCGATCCTGAGGTTGTTGGTCAGTTGTGGAACGACGCTGGTACTCTCAAAGTTTCCGCCG